GTCCGCGACCAAGTCGCCGCCCAAGTCGGCGACCAAGTCGACGCCCAAGTCCGCGACCAAGTCGCCGCCCAAGTCGCCGCCCAAGTCGGCGCCCAAGTCGGCACCCAAGTCCGCGACCAAGTCCGCGACCAAGTCGCCGCCCAAGTCGCCGCCCAAGTCCGCGACCAAGTCGCCGCCCAAGTCGGCGACCAAGTCGACGCCCAAGTCGGCGCCCAAGTCGGCGACCAAGTCCACGCCCAAGTCCGCGACCAAGTCGCCGCCCAAGTCAGCGACCAAGTCGCCGCCCAAGTCGGCACCCAAGTCGCCGCCCAAGTCGGCGCCCAAGTCGGCACCCAAGTCAGCGACCAAGTCAGCGACCAAGTCCACGCCCAAGTCGACGCCCAAGTCCGCGACCAAGTCGGCGCGATCGTCGCGTGCATCCGAGACAACTATTACGCGTTCATTGGTGGACAGTTTTGGGTCGGCTGGGGCTGGGGCTGGGGCAGCCCGGCATACGTTAGTTTCTTCCGAGAAGTGTGTGGGCTCGACATTGGCGCCGAGATGGCTGCTCGAGCCGATGCCTATGCCGGAACCGCGAGGACGGTCTGCTGGTGGTGGGTCAGTGCGGGGCTCGTGGTTGCGAGCGAGCGACCGATCCGTATCGATCGCGACGATAGAGGGAGACTGCACTCGCTTTGTGCGAAAGCAATCGAATGGCCGGACGGCTGGGGTTTGTATCGCGTCCATGGCACCGATGTTCCCGCGTACATCATCGAGCATCCGGAGCAAATATCCGTCGCGCGCATTGATGCCGAACAAAACGCCGAGGTCCGGCGGGTGATGCTCGATCGGTTTGGAGAAGGCCGCTACCTCGAGGAATCAGGCTCATCGCTTGTGCAAGAAGACGAGTTCGGGAAGCTCTATCGCCGAGAGCTGCCCGGCGACGAGCCTCTCGTGATGGTGAGGGTAGTCAATTCGTCGCCGGAACCCGATGGAACACACAAGATCTATTGGCTCCGCGTGCATCCGGAGCTCCGGCCGCTCTTCCGGGGCCAGCCGGGCGAACGCCCAAAGCTCGGCCCAACGCAGAAATTGACCGCTCGCAATGCGGTCGCGAGCACCTTCGGCAAGCTCGGGTCCGAGTATGCGCCGCAGGTCCAGACTTGACCGCGCTGGGGCATCCGATGAGCCTGCGGCAGATCGAAGAGACGGCGCTGCGCAAGGTCGTCCACCTGCCGATCTTGCGGGAGCTGCGCGGTCGGCAGTTCGGGCTCGGTGATTCGATCGGCAGGTCCGGCCGCGCACCAGACAAGATTTCCGCCAAGCGCATCCTGCATCACGCGCCCGAGATCGACCTTGACCCCCTCTAGGACTATATCCTCGGCTGTCTGGACCCACTGAAACCCGCGATTGGTCACCGAGCGCGGCCCGATGTCGCGGGCGTACGAGTGGAAGTTCGGCCTGGCATACAGCTGACTAGGCCCGAGCACGGCGGCGTATCCGACGTACAGGGTGCTGCCGAACGCGTCGATCACCGCGTTGGCCCACGCGTCGCAGTAGTCCGCGACTTGCTCGTCTGGCGTTCCGGGCCTGACCCCCTCGAGGTCGAGGACTAGGTTGCACCCGTGAGGATACCCGACAAGCTCCGCGTTTCGTCGTGCAGCCTGGCCGTCCGCAACGCCGAGCTGCTGCGTCGGGGCCCAGCCCGGATAGCGCACGTGCTGAATAAGCCAGCAGCCGAGACCATGGCCAACGATGCGCTCGAGCTCGTCGTGGTCGATGTCGCCGGCGCCATTTTGCTGGAGACCGACATACCGCCCGATCGCCGCTACGTGCCGATCTTCCCAGGTCGCCGCGCAGATGGCGTCGAGCATGGCGTCGGTGAGCTTCGTGTCGGTGTCGATTACGTTTGCGCCGTCCGGGGCGGTGGCCGGAACAAGCATCATGGATTCCCGAGCGAGACTGGCACGAGCTCTGTGGGCATATCGCCATGGGCGAGCAGGATCGTGCACGGCTGCATCGGCTGCCACCGGCGCCACTCTGCGCCAATAGCCGCGGTCGGGTCGATCGCGCACTCGCAACGGTTGCAGCGCATGTCGGACCCGGCGCCTTTGCCATCCGAAAAGAGGATCGCGGGCGCCTCGACCCGCCAATCATGCGTGACCCAATTCTCGAAGAGAAACTCGATGAGGTCCGGATGCAGGCTCATGGCGACCCTGTCGGAAACTTCGCCGCCTCCGCCGCGTCGGCCGCGACGTTTGCCGCCGCAACCGCTGCGCGAAGCGCCGCCTGCGAAGTGTGCGACGCGAGCGCTTCGTTGATTTTCACGGCCAGGGCCTCTAGCGCCGGCACGAGCGGATCGAACGCCGCGAGGCCAACGGACGGGAGGGCTACCTCCAAGGCCGTGCCGGCAATGGCGATGGCTTGATTGATCTGGTCGGTCGTAATGTTCATTTGCCGCTGCCTCCTTCGCAGGCCCCCGCGTCGCCGAGCAACGACCCGTGCCCACAATAATACGCGACTACGCCCAGGCGGCAATCGTCGGCCTGCCGTTTTGTCGCCGCGAGTTCGACGCAGGACCTCATCTCCGTTGCGTACGCGGCTATTGCGAAGCGCACGAGCTCTTCGTGCGATTGATTCGCGCAGCCGTCGAGGCCGTATGCGGCGACGATCGCGAAGAGGCCTGCTCCGACGGCGCCCGCGATGAGCTCATTATTGATCGTCTTGTATGCCCGCACGATGTCCATGGGGTTGATCGCGAGCCACACGTGGAGAGCCTTGCCCCAGAAGCCCGCGGGCGGAACGACATGCCCAAGGGCGGACAGGCTCACGTTGAGCGCCATCCAGAAACAGACCATTGACGGCCAGTGCGACGCCATCCAATGCATGCGGACCTCCTACCAGTGGTGCGTGAAAACGATGCGGGCGATTTCCGGAAGCAGAAGCAGAGCGGCCGATATAACGGCCATCCAAACTTGGAATCTCTTGGCGAGGCTATCTCGCATCAGCCGCAGCTCGAGATCGCTGACGAGCAGCTTGGCCGAATCCTCGGCCGTGTGCCGCACCATATCGGGCAGCGTTTCCAAGCGCCTTCGCATTGCCGCTTCCGAGATATTGAGCTTTCGCATGATGGCCTGGACGCGATCGAAGATCGCTGCGAGGTTGTGGTCAATCTGCACGTACAGATTTGCGAAGATGCGGCCGACTTCCGAGCTGGCCACGTCCGGCGACATGCGCGGGGCCTCGAGCGGCACATATTGCCGCGCGGGGAAGTCGCTCATCGACGCGCCCTCGTCGCTGCCGTTTCTCACAGCCACACCAGCTGAACATCTTCGATTTGCGCCGACGAGACCCAGAACGAGCCGCCCGCCGACATTCCGCCGACGAATGGCAGAAAAGTACCCGTGAAGCCCGCACCACCGCTCGTGCCTGAAAATGTCTTGCTGTTCGTGCTGCCCGCGGGAGAGAGCACCATGACGCCGTTGACTGTCTTGCCGCTCGCAATCGACGGCGCAAGGATTTGCGTGTTGCCAACCTGCAGAGTCACGTAGGTTGGGCGCGCCGCATTCGTGTTCGCCGCTACGCTCTGCCCGATGGGCGCCGTTTGCTGAAACGAATCGCCCGAAATCTGAGCCTGTACGGAAAGTGTCGCGGTGTTGGCCATGATGTGTGTACCTAGGGGAGCGCGAGGATCGTGATGGTGCCCGAATTTCCGCGCCACTTCAGCTTGTTGTCTGCAGAGTCCACGTACAGCGTGTTATTGATCGTGGGAGCCGTGATGGGCAGCAGCGTGGGCGCCGTCGACTGGCCGCCCATGCCGCACAAGGTCCAGCCTGCATTGGGCGTGTAAATGAATTCGGCCCACTGGTGGGCGAGCAGGATCACGGCACCGCTCGCGCATGTGACCGTCGCCGTGAACGCGTCGGACGAATAGGCGCGATAGACCTTCATCCGGAGGCCGAAATCGGCGCAGCCGGTGTTTGATAGAAGATACGAACGGTTCGTCGTGAGCGTGCCGATCTCGTGGATATCGGCCGCCACCATCGGAACACCCGGCGGCACCTGCACTCGCCCAATGGCGAGTGAGTAGCCGGTCGCATCGTAGATGTTTGAATCGTTGATCACGGCCGAAGGCGAGACGATTCGGGTGACCGCCTGAGAGCCGCCAAAGCCGTTGGTCGGCGAGTTGCCCGAGCCGTTGAATGTCACGCTCGCGTTCACGACGGAGGTTGATGCATTCGTCGTAGTCAAAACCTGGGAGGCCGAATTGTACTGTTTCACCCACGCATTGAGCGTGGCGCCCGCCGCGCCGGCGCCGGCGATGGCGACCCCGATCCCGACCGACTGCGCCGTGAAAGGGTTGCTCGTTGCGCAATTGAGCACGTTGCTAGCCGAATTGATGGCGCCGTCCGTCACGGTCGTGAGGGCGATCGACGTGTATCGGGTGCCGACCTCCTCGACGAGCTGTCCCTGAAAACCCGAATCGTAAATGAAGCCCTGCCCGGAAGCCGCAAAGCTCACACCGATCGCTACGAGCGGCTGATTGCCGTACATGACGCCGTTGAATGTCGCGGCGGCCGGATCGCTATGAATCGATGCGGTCATCTCGACATTCTCGAGCAGGACCCGCATCGTGTGGCAAGTGTAAATTGTCGTGTTCTGCATCTGCACGTCGCGCAGCGTGACGGTGTTTGCCGATGATGCGCCTGCGGTGAAGGCCACCTTGAGAAACGGCGCCGTGTCCCCCTCGTTGTAGAGCTTTTGAAACGTGCAGGACGCGCAGACGGTTTGAATGAGAATGCCCGCATTCGTCCAGCCGAACATCTGACTGTCGTAGACGTCGCAAGAACCCTGGCTGAAATTGAAAATGTTCGTACCGTTGCGAAACGAGCAGGCATCGTACTTGATTACAAAAGCGTTCGCGTTCTCGTTGAACACGACGTTTGCAGCCAGTCGGTTGTTTGCCCAAATATCGTTATTGAGTGTGCACCTGTGAAATGACGTGAAGTCGATCTCGAGCTGCCCGTTCACTACGCCATAATGGTGAAGGCTTCCGGCGAGCGGTGCGGCACCCGAAAAGGTGCACATCTCGAAGTGATGCTCAACGGTGAAATACTCGTAATCGAACACCGCCTGGCTGGCGAGAAAGTTTCCGTCGAACCAGATCTGCTCGTACCAAACGTGGTCGGTCGAATCCCTGAAGAGATACGGTTGCGAGGTCATCAGGCACAGCCTCACCGCCGGGTTGGTGTTGCCGCCGTTGCCCGAGTTGTCTCCACGAAACCGTAGGCCGCCCTGCTGTCCGCCGCTGAGAGTGAAGCCGGCGCTCACGCAATAGATGCCCGTCGGGAAGTAAATCGACGAGGAAATCAGGTTGCTGCGTGCCGCCGCGATGGTCGCGTTGATGGCCGCGAGATTGTCTGTGCCGAAGTTGACCTCTGCTGCCGATGCGACGCTCGTGGACGCGGCGGCCGTCAGCGTCACATGGCCGGCGTCGGTGAAGCCGGAGATCGTAGTCGCCAGCTGTCCGCCGGCCGCTCCAGCGCCCCAGACAGAGATGAGTTTGCCGACATCGGCGGCATGAAACGGATTGCTTGTGGTGCAGGCCAAGGCGTGGCTACCCGACGAGATGGCGCCATCGGTAACTCGAATGCCGTCTGGCACCGCTCCGAACCACCGGACGTTCATATGCGCGCCGATGACGCGATTCCACCTGCCCATCGGAGTGCCGGCTACGGCCAGAATCGTCCCGCCGTCGTCCGCGCGCGTGTCCGCCGCGGACCAGACGAAGACCCCGCCGGCGCCGTCGGCCTGATTGCCGTTGTAGCTGTCACAAACGATGGACCCGGAGCCGGCGAGCACCGGCTGCAGCGACCGGAGACCGAGGACAGAGCTCGTGATATTCGAGCCGGCCGCACCAGTGCCGATCGGGAGTGCCGTGCCGCCGGTGTTGACGTAGGAGGGCATTTAGAAGTTTACGGCCAATGTGTTTGCGCCGTGCGTCCAGACGAGGGCCAAGGACCCTGACAAGACGCTGCTCGAGGTGTACGTCTTCGTTGCCGTACCGTTTTTGAAGACGACACCAAACGTGGCGCCGAGAGTGACGCCGCTCATGTCGAGCACGTAGAAGCCGTTCGACGCGTTCGTCGTAAAATCGATCGTTCCGTTGCTTGAAAACGTGCCGCTTGTGACAATGAGTCCCGGCGTCGGTGACGCGGGAACCGTCTGTGTTCCCCCTGTGCCGAGCGCGATCGTCTGCGAAGAGTTGAGATCGATCGCGCCCTTGAAGCTAGCCGTGTACGTTTCGAGGTCGGACCATCGATTACCGCTCGCGCCGAAAGCAATCTGATTGTCGGTAATCGGGTAGTAAAGCGCTGCGGTCAGCTGAACAACGGTCGCACCGTTGATCGCCTGATTGATCGCGCCGCCAGTCGGCACGTTCGTGACTGTGAGCGTCGGCCCCGCTCCGAACGTGTAGTTCGTTGTGCTCGGGGCTGCGGTGCCGAGCCAGGCGAGATTTTCGCCAGAGGACAACGGACCGACCTGAAACGCATTCGCGGCGCCCCGGAGTACTCTGAGAAACGCCTCGGCCCCTGCCCCCGTTGGAACCTGCAGTTGAATGATGACATTTCCGCCGCCCTGATCGGTCGGGTGCGTCGACTGCTGCGGCTGGATCGTAAAGTCCGCGCCCTTGATGTTGTCGACCTGGCTGTCCTGCCCTAGAAACGCGGCGGAATCCTTTGCAAAGTTGATGGTGCTCGTCACGAGCCCGTTGATTCGCGAGTAGAGGCCCATGGCTTAGCTCCCCGGTACTGAGTATTCGACCAGAACGTGCCCCGAGCCAACCGAGGGTGATCCGGCGATCGTGACCAGGACAGGCAGCGCGGATGCGCCCCATGCGGTCATTTGCGGCGCGTCGAACGAGTTGATCGCGTCCGGCTGGCTATCGGCCGTGCCCATGAGAAGCGCCGCCGAGCCAGTCTGGCCGACCGTGACCGTCGTTTCGTCGGAGTACGCGACCTCCACGTTGATGGCGCACCGGGTGACAATGGCGCCCGCGGGCAGCACCGTCGTACTTGTGACTGGAGAGGCTTGAGCGATTGGAATCCAGAGTTGCATTTCCTGTTCTTTCGGTGAGCCCTGGTCGTCGACGATGAGACCTGTCGTGATTCTCCTGTTTTGCCGCGCGAGCCCCCGGCGCGTGGAGACTCGCCAATCGTCGGGCATTTTAAGTTGGCCTCCCGCTCGGGAAGATTCTGATTTGTCCAGCGCCCACTCCGACCACGCCGAGAAAGCGATCGTCGGGCAGCGCGTAGAAGCCCTCCGTCGTGCCTGCGAAAATGCGACGGCATGCGCCAGCCGTCCCGGCATTGCCGTTGGTCGCAAAGACCGGCGCGTTGACGCCCGACACGCTCGCCGAAGTCGGTCCGGACACGATGCCCATGTCGGTGCCGTCGGCCGTGACGTCGATCCATCGCCCGAGGTTGCCGCTCGGCGTGATGATCGGCAGGGCTTTCACCGTGCCGCCCCCGGACGCGCCGTCGGCGACCGACGGGCCGCCCGCCTGCATGGGGCTCGTCATGGCATTGTCGAGCGAGGGCGACTGCTCGCCGCCTGTCGCGAGGTCGACGACGATCGCCACCGCCGACACTGCCGCGACGATGCCTTTGCCAGTGCGCGGCAAGAGCCGCTCGCCAGAGGTCCTCGATGCATGATCCATCACACCCTCACTTGTCCGGTTGCGAGCGTCGCGCTCTCGGCGAAGCCCTTGACGATTCGTTTGGTCGGCCGCGGTTGCGGCGTAGCATCGGCGCTGCCCGCGTTCAGGTCCTTGGAGTACGAGGCTTGGCAAGCCGCAATGAACTCGGCCCGGAGAGTCGGATCGAGCGTCGTAGCCGTGAGCTTGGAGAGAAGTAGGCGCTTCTCGTAGGTGTCCTTTTCGGGGTGCTTGGCCATTTCGGCCATTGCCATCTGGCCGACTTCCGCGAGCATCTTCGGTTTGGTCGCCCGGATGGCCGCGAGCTCGTCGCCGTGGAGCTTCTTCGCCTCGAGTCCGCGGACGAGCGTTCCGACTGGATCGTTTACCGCCCCGCGGATGCGAAGCTGCTGCGATGCGTGGAAATCGCTCGTGCGCACCGGCTTGCCGAGGATCGGGGGAGGCCCCGGCTGCTTTGGCCGCTGGGCCGCGAGATATCGCGCGCCCGTGTTGACTACTTGCGCGATCGCGCTCGCGTGCTTCGGTGCGTGCGCGGTCATCTGCGGGAAAACCCCATTGACCTGCTCGGGCGTGACTGCTTGCGGCGTTTGCGGCTGCTGCTCTTCGGACTTCTTGTATCGGTCCTGGACGTCGGCCTCCGGTGCGCTGGCGAAATGGCGCAAGCGGATCGTCGGCGCCGCTTTGCTCTCGCCTTGCACGAACGTCTTGACTGCGCCGGCAAGTTCTCTGTCGACGCGTTGTGAGGCGCGCGCGATGAGGTCGAGCTTCGCGATGCGCCCGAGGGCGACGGCTGCCATGGCATTGCCGCGCGTTCGAATCGCCTTGTGCGCATAGGCGGTCGCGATGCCGCCGAGAGCCGTCACCGGGTGACCTGACGCGAGCGCCCCGACAGCCGTCCCGACGCCCCACATGTTGTCGGAGAGCGAGAGATTGCGGTTGGTGACCATGCGCGCGCTCGTGTCCTCTGCCGCGTCCTGCGCGATGCGAAGATGCTGGTAATCGGTGCGTAGCTGTTTCAGCTCCGCGCCCACACCCGATTGGCCAGCCTTCTCCGCGGCCGCGTCGAAGCCTTTGATTTCGAGATCCGCGAGCTTCGCCCGCACGTCGCGCAGGGCCTCGACGCGCAGCTCGGGGTCGAGCGCCTTGGTCTCCTTGTAGACGATCTCGTCGAGCGACTTTCGCTGGTCCATGAGATCGGTGATCGGCACCGGCTTGTCCGCGATGGCCTTCGGTGTCTCTCCCTCGGCCGTTTTCACGTGAAACGCAGCGTCATCTGGCAGCTTGCCCGTCGTCGCGAATTGCGTCGCGGCATCCGGATTCGCCTTGAGATATTCGGCGATCTCCGGTCCGCTGCGCGCCACGCGCTGCGCCGCGATCGGTTCAGACTCCTCCGTTCCAATGGCGAGCTTGTCGAGCAGCGACGTCTTATAGGTCTCGAGGGACTTCACGATCGGCTCGAACCCAGCCTTTCTGCGCAATGGCGCGATCACGCTCTCGACGGCATCGACCACATCCCCGCCACGGACCTCGCCACCGGTCGCGCTCATGAGCTCGCGCATCTGGCCCCATTTGCGCGAAACCGCGTCGTCGATCTTCGGCGCGAGGTCCTCAACCGATAGCCCGGCCGTGAGAGGATTGTCGGGAAGGTCGAGCTCCTTTCGGAGCGTGTTGCCGATCGCCTCGACCCCGCCGGCTCGCGCCTCGGCCTCTTTCGTGAACTTCTTGAGCGGTGATAGCGCCTTCCACATTTGCGTGTTTGCTTCGCGCTCGATGCTGGGCGCAATGCGGTTGAGAACCGCACCCGCGAGCTCGCGCCCCGTGCCGGCCGCGGCCCCCAGGCCACCGCCGAGCATTCCGCCATACATCGCGCCGTGTCCGATGGCCGCGACGAGCTTCTCCGCGTTGAGCTCATGGTCGCCGAGAGCATCCTCGCTGATTTCCTGCCCCCCACCGAAAAGCGCACCCTCCGCGGCTCCCCTGACGCCCGCCTTCGCCGCCATCCTGGTAATGCGGGCTACCGCCCCCTCGGCTCCGGGCGTGCCCATCACGACATCAAGCGCCCGCGACGCAAGCGCCTCGGCTCCTCCGCCGGCCTCGCCCACGGCCCGCGCTGGCGCCCCCACGGCGCGCAGCAGCTGCCCCATGCGGTCGGTGAGGCCCGCGGCCTTGGCGACGTCCATAGCGCCCGCGGCGAGCTCGGGGGCCTCGACGGCGCCGGCTGCGCCGCCGGTCGCCAGCATCGGCGCAGCGGCACCCAAAATCTCGCTTCCACCCGCAACGATCGGGTGAGCTTCCTTCTCTTCCGCGAGGTGCGTCCGTGTAGCCTCCGCGGCCTGGTCGCCACCAAACATCCGGGCCGCACCGATGGCGAGCGGGTCGGAGAGGCCGACCGTCGCCCCGCGTACCGCGCCTTCACCGGCCGCGGCGAGCGTGCCGCCTACGCCGCCGTATTTTTCATCGAGCTGCGCCGCGCGATACTCCGAATGCGGGACAACCTGAGCCCCCGAATCGACAGCCGCCTTGAAATCCTTCGCAGCGACCAAGCCCATCGTGCCATCTGCAGCACGCATAGGAACGTCAGCAGTGTCGCTCTCGAAAAGGTGCGTTCCTTGCGCGATCGCCGGCTGCACCTGCTCTTCCGGGACATCCTCAAACTCCTTCGTTTGGGCGTTGAGGAGCTTCACGGCGCGCCCCCAACGGTCGATCCGGCTTTGAACGGTGTTGCCGCTGCACCGGGTGTGCCTTCGTCCTTGAACTCCGAGACGATCGAATACCGACGCTCTCGCTCGCCCGTCTTCGGATTCTGGTAGGCCATCGGCACGACGACATGCTGCGCGGAGGTTCCAAGCGCGTGGTGCGCCTCGGCCCGCACCTTGTTGGCGATGTCCTGACCGGCATTGGCGATGCCGGGAGTGAACACTCCGAAGGTGGGCGACACGGGATCTGTGAATGCCTTGAAGATGCCCAAGCCCCCCTTGCCTGCGCCCTCCTGAATCTCGGGCGCGGTGAACACCTTTCCGGCCTCCTGCATCTCTTTGCGCCAGCCGGGACCTCGCTGAAGAAGCGAGGTAGCGGCGAGGGCCTTCAGGCGCGGGAGCGCCGCGTCGATGTCCTGCGAAGCGTGGATCTTGCCAATGGCCTTCTGCCGAGCTGCTGCGTCGGGGATTGTGACATACCGACCATCGAGGCCCCGCACGACCTCTTCGGGCTTGACATCGCTCGGCGCGCTTGAGGCTCCGCCCGCCATCGACGGTCCGTGGAATTTGAGCACCGAGGACATCGCTTCCGCGGCCTTCTGTTGCGCCTGCCCGCGCATCACTTGCCCGTTGGCGAGCGCCTGCTGCGAATCGGTACGCGCCATAGCCGCCTGAATCTGGTGGTCAACTGCGAGCCAGTGCTCGCTTTCGAGTGCGGCGTTTGCCTTGCGGTCATCGCCGAGCATCCGCAGGCGCTCCTGCCACTGATTGCCCTCTTGCTCGAGCGCCTTGCCCTTGTTTTCGTGCTCCTGGCGCTGGGCCTCGATGTCGTGATCGATCGCCTTCTGGATCATCTCGATTGAATCGTTCTGCGTATGCGTCATGGCGGCGCCGAAGGCCGACAGTCCGCTACCGATGGCGAGCGCGATGACCTTCGGTGCGCCCATCGTTTTGAAGAGGCGCTTCGGATCTTCCTTCTCCTCGGCCCAAAGCTGTTTGCGGGTCTGGACCGACTTGATCCAGTTTTGCGCGTCGGTCTGCTGGACCTGGTAGTCATGCAGGTTTTGCAGGTGTTCGGCCTGGATGCCCTTCCCGCCGGCTTCGGTGAGGTCGGCCTGCTGGCCCAGGCCCTCGGCTTTCGCCTCCGCGCCCGACTGAATGCCGCTCTCGATGTTCCGCTCGCCCTCCGCGAATTGCTTGCGGAGGCCCGGCTCCATTGTGTTCGTCCAGCCGGCTGGCTGCACTGCGCCTTGTGCCGGCTGCGCACCGGCGCCGCCCGCTGCGCCTTCGGGCTTGCCATACCCGCCGCTCGAGCCCCTCGAGACGTCGGGCTTGGCTTCCGGAGTGGCACCTTGCGGCGGTTGTGCGACCGATTCGCGCGCCTGCGCAGCCGCGCCCTGGGAAGCCGTGCCGAGTGGCGTTTGGCCGCCGACGAGCGACGATAGGAAGCTGTGCGGCTGCTGCGGCGGGAGCGACCCAGGTCCGATGAGCGGCATCCCCTCGGTCGGCGTCTGCGGCGTGGGAGCCGGCGCGGCGACGCTCGGCGCGGTCGGCGCCATCGACGCTTGCGGTGGCGCCTGGGACACCGCACCGGGCCCCGGCTGCATCGACATGAGCTGCTGGCCTAGCTGGGCATTGGACATGCCCGCCGGCCCGACGCCGGATTGCAACATCTGCTGCTCTTCGGGCGTCATGCGAGGGCCAGGGCTGAAATAATCGCGCCGGCCGCCGCCGCGCCGCTACCAATGAGTTGATTGGTGGATTGCTGATTCGCGATGGCCTGTTGAGTCGCCTGGGCGCTCTGGCCAATGTCGATGTTTGCCTGCCCGCTCGCGAGATTTGACGCTAGAGTCGCCTGCTGCTGCGCCGCCTGCTGCTGCGCAAGTGCGTAGTTCTGCTGTTGCTGCAAGGCGCCCTGCGCGGCCTGATTGTACTGGCCGGCTGCCGCGATTTGTTGGCCGGACAGCTGCGAGGCGAGTGTGCCGTAGTTATTGGCGGCGCCGAGTTGCATCCCCGCATTCGTACCGGCCTGTGCCGCGTAGGCTTGTGCGGCGCCGAGCTGCTGGCCCGAGAGGACCCCTGCTTGCTGCGCAGCGGCCTGCTGCGCCGCCTGCTGTTGCCCGGCGAGCACTCCCGCCTGCTGGCCGTACGCCTGTAGCGCGCCGAGCTGCTGGGCGGAGAGGCCCGTCAGGTTTTGCGCCTGCGCCGCCTGCGCCTGGGCTTGCGTTGCCGCGGCCGTGTTGGCGATCTGCCCGTAATTCGCGGCGGCACCAGCCTGCGTTCCGGCCGCGGCATTGCTGGAACCGGCGAGATTTTGCAAGCCCTGTGCTTGGAGCGCAGCCTCTTGCCCGGCCCCCGCGACAAGGCCTTGCTGCGCGCCGATTTGCGTGCCCGCCGCGGCATTCGACTGCCCAGCGAATTGCTGCTGCGCGGTCGCCATCTCTTGTGCGCGAAGCTGCGCTGTCTGCGCGGCATTCGCGGCCCCCAGGCGCGCCCCGGTCGACTGGGCCTCTTTTTGCGCGTTGGCGAGGCCAAACTCACCGCGCGTCGAGCCAGCGCGCGCCATCGCCTCGGCCTGCGCGGCCTGCGTGCCCTGAAGCATCTGCTCCTGCGCAGCGCTCGGTTGATTGCCTTGCGCGGCGCTCTCGAGAAGGCCGAGGGACCTGGCATTTGCCTGTTGGCCGGCGTTCTGATTCTGCGCGCTCGCCGCGAGCGGATTGAGGGCGCCGACGACGCGCCCTTGACCAGAGAGCTGCTCGGCGCCCTGGGCAGCGAGGCCCTGATTCGCGGCGACGTTCTGAGCTTGAAAGCCGCTCGTGCCTTGCGCGAGGGGAGCAAGCGCGCCGAGCCCTTGGCCGGTCTGCTGCTGAAAGCCTCCCTGACCAGCTGCGCTCGTCGCAAGTGGCGCGGCCCCCGCATACGCGGCCTGCTGGCCCGTCGTCTGGCCGGTGGCGCCCTGACCCATCATCCCGAGCGCGCCCTGCGCGGTGCCCGTCGAGGCGTTCTGCCCCGCGGCTCCGCCCTGCAGCTGCGCGAGCGCGGCGCCCGCGTTTTGCTGCCCGGGGAGAGCCCCAACGGCGCCCTGGGCGTTGAGCGTGTTCGCTTGTGTCGCGCCGATTTGCGCGCCGGTTCGGCCCGTCGCGCCGAGCCCCACTGTCCCGAGGGCCGCCCCCGCGTTCTGCTGGCCGCTGAGCGTACCAGCGGCGCCTTGGCCGAGCGTGCCGACGCTGCCACCGAGAGTTTGCCCAGCGGGCCCGGTGAATGTGCCGGCGCCCGCGGCCCCCCATGCGTTTGCAGCATTGCTGGCGCCGGCATAATTGCCGTACTCGAGCGTTCCGGCAATCGACGGTGGGCCGCCACCATTGCCCCATGCCCTACCTGTGTCGGGAGTGTAGGAGTTGCCCATCAGGCCGGCGGGCTGCGCCGTCGTAACTCCACCGGCGCTGGTGAACGTGGCGGCGGGGTTGACCGTCGCCGCGCCAGGCGACCATCCTCCGACGCCAGGCGAGTAGCTGGTCCCCGGCGGGAGACCCGCCGGTTGAGGCGGCGTTGGCGGTGGAGTCCCCCCGATGGTGGGATACGGATTGGCGACCGGCGCCACGCCCGAGCCGAACTGTCCAGCCACGGGCGTCGGCGGAGCCTGGACGGCCTGCTGCACCTGGCCAAGCTGGGCGGAGTTGAGGAGAGACCCTGCGTTCGCCATGGCCTATCCCTGCTGCGCGATGGGCGTCCGGTACCCTCCGCGCGGCTCGGCGCCATAGTCAATCCGGACCCCCTGAAGGCGAATGCCGGCCCCAGTCACCTGTGACCCGCCGCCGACGGTGTCGGTGATCGTCACCTGAATGCTTGACTCCTGGGGCCGCGTCGGCTGCAGGTTCAGTTGCGGCAAATTCGTAGGCATCGCGGCGACCTGAGCCGCAGTGTAACTGAACGTATCGACCGCTGCACTTTTGCCACCATAGGCAAACGTCACGGTGATGCCGCACGGGTCGAGCACTTGGAATGCGACCCGCACTTCCATCCACTGCGACCAACCCTGCAGGCCATCGGCCTTGATCCACGGCGATTGCCAGAGAAGCGATACGAACGAGGTGGCGCCGCCCGCGGCGAGCTTGTCGAGGTTGCTGGTCGGACTCTCGCGCATGGCGACGCCATCCGCGCGCAGGAGGTAGAGGGCCCGGGAAAACACCGTCGGGGGCCCCACGGAGGTAACCTCGTTGGCTGCAGCGGCAGACACGAAGCCGAGGGATGCCCCGACGATGCTTTCCGACCATGCGTTTAGCTCGTAGTCGTCGGCGACGATGAGCCCCGAGCGCGGAGCGGCTGCGTCGTCGGTGTTCTGCGTCCATAGGATTCGGCCGCCGGTCGGGTGAATCAGGGCCGCGGTCACCGTCGGCTGCGCCGTGTCGATATCGTCGACTTGCGTGACGGGCACGACCTGCAGGTTTCGGGTGAGAAGGCGCCGGCCGACGGGGCTCATGAAGTAGACGCCGTCGTGGGTCGTGACGACGCTGCGCCAATCGACGCAGCCCGCATCGCTCGGGATGCGCTGCGGCGGCTGCCAGTCGTTGTTTTGCCCCGCGTCGTCCGGGCCCTGGCCGGTCATCACGAATGGCCCGAGGAGATCGAAGAGGACGAGCTTGTCGTCCATCGATGCTGCCCCCGTCAATCGCGGCTGCGCGGCATCGACGCTGAAGGCGGTGGCCTCGTTGAAGGCGCTCCCCGCAAATGAGGTGAAGACTTTGGTGGGCCAGACGTTTTTGCCGTCGATTCCGAAGTAGCGATTTTGGTGGACGATTCCGAATTGAAACGCCGGGCCGCATTCGTTGTCGAGGATGTTGCCCGGTTGCGTTCCATCGGAGCCGTCGCCGTTTAGGAGATCGTTGCCGATGATGGCAGTATCCGCGGCGCCCTCGGAAACGGTGACGGCCACGGCGGCAGCGCTGTTGGTCGTTGCGAGACCGCCGTTCATAACGATGTTGTTGTAAACAGGCGGGTTGGCGTTGACCTGCGTGCGGTAGAGTAGAATTTCGACGAACGTGCCGCGCGTAGGAGCTTCCGCCCATGGGCCTTCTGGTGAGTTGCCAATGCCAGAAATCGACTTACGTTTGTTGGTAAAGCCGAGGGTACCGATCGTCACGGTCGCCGTATTGGTGCTTGCCGCTACAATCGAGTAGGGTGCCGACCGCGCCGAGAGGTGGATTTGCCCACGGGTATCGCGCCACCGGTACTGCGCAATGTAGAGGTAAGTTCCGGCCGAGAGGTTGCCGGCTGCTCCTGCCATCGTGATGCTGGTGATGACCGGATAATACGGAAAGCCGAGCTCGAAAAATCTTGAGCCATCATATCCGGATGCAACCCCACCGGCGACAAGAAGATTTTGGCCTAACTCGGCCGCCGACTTGTCGAGAGGGCTCGATAGGTCGAACGCGATGCGCGCCACCTGCATCGACGACGGGCTATTTGCCTGCGCGAATGGAGCTTGCATGACAGCTCCGCCCGCGAGATAGGAGTTTGGCACGATGTGCGAGAGCGAGAGGAGTGTGGCAAAACCTCCGCCCTTGGGGCGAAGGCCACTCGAGAGCCTTGGCGCGATGATTCCTTCAAGTCGCAGTGGAAAATAATCGCCATTCGCTGCGCCAAACGCGATTACCGTGCCGGTCGTATTGGCCCATGCATCATCGGCAAATAGAAAGAAGGTGCCCTGCGTCGAGCTCGGGCAATAACCAAGGCAATACGCAATGCCGTTGAACAGAAGGTCTTTCGATGCGAGCGTGACGCCTGGGGTGATGCTTGGGAACTGCACCGTGTTGGGAACCACGGCGGCGCCCGAATCAGACCATTGCCAGCTCGCGATATAGGGCATGATCAAGTTGCCGGCTGGGTTCTGCTCGAATGCTCCACCGAGCGGGCTCCATCGAGTCTGATAGGTACTTTTGCCAGCCGCGGAGCGCACGAACGAAACCGAGACGACGGTGCCGCTATTGGTTGCCGCAATCGGTCCGATCGCGCCGCCAGCGAGCAGATTGATCGTCGACTCTTTTTGCACAAGAGTCGCATAGATGAAGATCCCCGCCGACATGCGCAGCACGTTCCACGTGTACGAAAAGGCAATTTCATTGCGGCCGGCGTCGGCCACGATTGCGCACCCAGACAGTTGCGCGTTTGCAAGCGAGACGCCTACGTCGGTGGTCCACTGCGCGTCGGAGGCGTCGATGGCAGCATTGCGCACGAGCGCGAGTGTCGAGCCGGTGATGACCGCCACTTTAATGTGCGCGACGCCCCCGACGATGCTCTCATAGAGGAGCACGAAGTTGCCGGTGTCCCCCGATACGGTAGCGACGTCGAACGGTTGACCGAGCGTGTAGCCGTTGCCATCGCCGACGGTGAGGTTGATGCGCGTAGGCCCCATGATCTGCGGCGCCGTCGGCGCAAGGCTGTCGAAAACGCTCGCCAGGATGTTGTTGGCGGCCCCATCGTTCCAAACGACAACGAAATAGCGGCCAGCCGTGACAATGACTTGCGGCCGGCTTGCCGTGCCCGATGTTCCCAGAACAACCGGCCGCATCCATGGACTGCCGAGCGCCGCGTCCCGGCCAAACACCGTGAGGTACCTGCTGGTGCCCAACGCAACGAGGCACACGTAGAGCTCGAGACCGTTGGCAACGGCGCAATCACACTCCCCCGTGATCGGAGGCCCTGGACCGACTAGCTCGGGTGGAAATAAATACGCGCTCGGCACAATGTCGGTCGCCGACCATTCGTTGAGACCATTGCCGTCCTGCAGGGTCGCCACGATCTGCTGCTGCGCGACAACACCGGAGCCTTGCCCGAACAAAACCGGGGAGCCTCGCAGACTGGTGAGGCGTCGGCCGGCCGTGAACGAGCCGGACGCATTCGAACCAGCGCCAACCTGCAGCGAATTTGTGTTCCAGGCGGCCGTGATGGCCTGAAGACCCTGGCGATGCTGCAGGCTCCCGCGCTTGTTTTTGATCACGTTCTGCGCGGTGAGGCTCGCGCCGGCCTCGAGCCAAAGCGCGTCCGCCTTCTGGTCGAGCCCTCCCTCAAACGGCAGCTCCACGGTCTTGATGGGGAGCACCATCAGAAAATCTCCACCGTGCATGTGCCGCTCGCCGACGGAATGAGCGCAATGGCCTGCGCGGAGGTGATGCCCGCGGGGAGCGTCGTGCGGCGCACGAGCACGGCCGCCGCTGCGGGCGGATAGGTGTCGACGACGCCGTAGCCGATCGGGGCGCGCCCGAGGTTGTGATAGAGTAGCTTCGTTTGCCCCGAGACAAAGGCGACATTCTGAATGTACCGCGCCGCATTGTTTCGCGGATTGGTGCGACTTCCGAGTGTCGCGGCCGAAAGGCGGACCTGCACGTCGTTGACCGCGCGCGCGGCGGATTCGGGCATATTCATGTCGTCGGCGGTGACCCTCACGATGCTGGCGGTCGACTGCGGGCGGCTCGTCGACTGCGGCTGCGTTTTGGCGCCGCCCGAGTTCAGCGATGTGACTGTGGTCGCCGAGCTTTTTTGCATCAGCCCTTCCACCAGGCAATCGAGTCGTAGTCGATGAGCACGTCCTTCACGCGTTCGGCGGCGCCGGCGTCGGTGTCCCCCGCGAGTTCGGCGATCCGCTGCTCGATTTTTGCCATGCGCCCAAGCGCAAAGGATGCGTCTTCTTTCAGCTTGTGCTTGGCAGCCGCCACAGCCCACCAGACCGCGTACATGGTCCAGCCGTTGATGCTGTCGATCACATTGCCATCATTCGAGCCATCGAGGGCGAAAGACGGAAACGTGTAAATGTAGTTGACATGGACTGGATACGTGGACTGCGGAATCGGCTGAAACCGCACGATCTTCTCGCCCACGATTCCAACATTCGCGATCGTGTCCGAGCCATAAATCGCATAGTAGACGGGACTCCCGAAGTACCAGCCAGAGAAGGCGGGGTAGAGCCGGAAGGCGTTGCGCTCGAATTCCATGTACGGCGTGGCCGTCAGAAATTGATTGGGCGACAGTTCGATGTCGAGGCTGAACATCTCGAAGAAGTCTGTCGGGAGCGGGTAGTCCGAAACGCCCTGCTGGCATTGAAAGACCGACGAGCGCCGGATGTGCCGTCGCGCGCCGTTGCTTCCGGCTTTCATCAAGAGTTCGTGGAACTCCTGCAAGCCCTCGTTCAGGTACCCGCGCTGCTCGGGCACGGTGACGAAGCCCGCGCGATTCTCGAGATTGGCCCTCTGCTGCAGCTGCAGAAGGAGCGCTGAGAACGCAACGGGTGCCGACACCGCTCACCCCTTCTAGAAGTTGACGATCGTGAGGCTTCCGGTACCGACGTCGTTCGTGTTGAACGTTCCGGCCGCGACCAGGGCCGTGACCGAAATGCTGCCCGTTCCGGCGATGCCGGCGGCGGTGGCTGCGCCGCCCGAAGTGTACGCGCCGTTGCGGTACGAGACCGTCGTCGAAGCGCCGGAGAAGTTGGTCGGCATGAAGATGCCGGCGGTCTTGGTCGTAGATAGAATCGGAACGTTCGTCACTGTCACGAAGCCAGTCACCAGCGTGACCTGCTGGGTGACCTGGCGCGGGTACCAGTCGTGATTGGTCGTGTCGACCGTGATGGGGCCAGCGGTCGTGACCTTCCAAAGGGTGCCACCGAATAGCGTGCCTTCCGGCCCGAGCTCGCAGACGATGCTCGCACCCTTGGGAAATACGGCGCCCGTCGCGAACGCGGCGAGCCGCGTCAACGGGGCGGTACCCGCGGCGACCACACCAACGACGTAGAGGCCGTTCTGCGTCTTCGTCGTCTGGCCGGCCAGCAGGACCACATCGCCCTGAACGTAGGTGACGCCATCGCGAATCGTGCCGCCCGTGACGCCCACGAACGCGGTCAGAGATTCGTTGTTTGCCGCCGAGACGCCGCGCGCGCGGTACACGACGGCCGGTTGGTCGAGCGCCTGGCAGACGAACAGGTTCGTGACCGTCGAGACGTTGTTGCCGTCGGAGACTTCGGTCGTGATCGACAGGCTGCACGGTTGCGGCGGCAGGGCAATGGTGAAGCCAGCGGGGCTGGTGCCGGGCGTCCAGCGGTAGCTTTGCGTCGTCGCGATGGGCAAACCCTGGATGACTACGGTCCACTCGGCCTGCACGACGCCCGTGGTCGATTGCAGGAGAACCGTCAGTGCATTGCCACTCGTGACGTACGCCGTCGTGTTCGCGGCGAGGTTCACCGCCGCCGCAGCGGCGCCATCCTGGTAGGAGATGATCGGTGCGGGAAGTGCCATGGCTAGTCCTTCTTCTTTTTCTTGCCCATCAAGATCATCGCGAGGTTTGGGCGCTCCTTCGCGGGCTCTTCGTCGTCTTCACCGGGTCCGTAAATCGTCATGCAGTGTTTCAGGGCCTCGGCCCCGGCCTCGTCATCGCCGTCGGCGATGGCGTGCCTCAGGACGCGGAAGGCCTTGATGCCTGGGTTCTCTTCGGACTCAGGCTCCTCAGCCTCGGGCTCTTCGGGCATGGGCGCGGGCATCGCTCAGTTCCCGTAGGACTCCGACGAGTTTCGCAGGGCGAGCGTAATGACGGCGATGAGTGTGGAGTCGTTGGATACGGCTCCGCCGGCGGTCCACGTGGCCACCTTGAATGTCATCGGTTTGCCGGCTGTGCCGGTCACTCCGACCACGCCCCCAGTCGCCTGCCCGAGTTCGTTGGCGACGCTGCCGAGCGTGGCGTATGCCCCGTTGGGAGTGTCGTCGCGCACATCCACGGCGTGCGCGACGAGCTCAGGCCACGCGTCGCGCATCGTGATGGTGCAGACGTTGGTCCCGCTGACGTGCGCCGTGGGCACGGCCTTGTCGAGAAACGAAGCGCCCGCAAGCACGATTGGCGCGCCGGTGCCGTTGAGCTTGAGCTTGATTTCGGCGTAGACGCGTCCGACGCTTCCGCCGGACTGGCTCGGGTAGAGGGCTCGATCAGCCATCGCAGCCGCCTACCAGGTCGCGACGCCGTTCCAGATCGGCGCTTCGCATGTGACGTTGGCGTAGTAACCGATACGCGTGTCGTACGCGTCTGCGTTGGGCGACCGCAGCATGATGAGCCCATCCTCGTCGAGGATCATCGGGGCCTCGCCCAGGCTCTCGAGCGCCCAGGTATCCATCTGCAGCATGTAGCCGGTGCCCTTGGGACAGTTGATGTCCGAGATGACCTTGATCGGTCCCTTCGGCCCTTCGAGCTCGAACGCGCGGAAGCCGATACTCGGCTCGTCATTGGGGGCGACCTTATCGCGCGGGTAGACGCTCTTGGTGGAGAGGGCCTTGATGATGGCCGCCCAATCGGTTGGGGCGACGAAGAGGTGATCGGGGTTGCCGCCCTGCGCGCAAATCTTCGTCGCGATGTCGACGCACGTTTCCTCGATGGGCGCTCCGCCACCGACCGATCTGCAGCCGTAGTAGCGGGAATCGACCGAGCGGTTGACGCCGAAGAAGTTGTCCGTGGACGCCGGGGGCTGCAGGGGGAGCCATGCGGCGAGCCCCTTGACCATCGCGTTGTAGTCGGAGCCGACACCGGGGCCGCCCTGGAAGAGGAAGTCTCCAGTGACAGCGCCCGTGACGTTCCAGTTCTGAGCCCCGAAGATGAGTCCATTGTCGCGGTCAACCTGCGTGATCTGATTCATCACGAGCGACCGAACGCCCGCGCCGCCGGTGCCGTCGTCGGCACTGGTGCAAATCCACATCCCCTGCTCGAAATTGAACGTGTCGGAGATGTTGGTCAGCTGCAGGACGTTGGTCGCGATGCCGGTCGAAATCGTCGCGCCGCCCGTTCCGGGATAGGTGAACGAGGTCGTCGTGACCATCTGACCGCGCGCGCCGCCTCCGTTTCGGTACATCTGCACCGCGAGGCTGCGCATGCACACGTGGATGGCGCCGTCGATTTCCTTGGTCAGACCCTCGATGAGGGCGTTTTCGTCACCTTTTAGCGCCTTGACGGCTTCTCCCGTGATGGTCGCGGTCGCGTAGTCGAAGCTGCGCGTGACGACGAACCGGTTATAGATGCTGGCCGTGCGTGCTGCCTGCGCGATGGCGACCGTCGGCCCGCGCCCTTGCGGCACCGCCGAACGAAGACCGATGACCTTGTTCTCCCCGCCAAAATCCGTGTTCTTGGTGATGAACGCGAAGAGCGGATTGTCGGGGTAGCAGAGAAGGTTGAATCTGCGCTGCGTATACTTCTGTTTCGCCGCCGCAGCGGCGGCGGGCATATCGAGCTGAATACCGGGCATTGCCGACCGAGCTCCATCGAAGGAGTCAGCCGCGCCGGACCCTATCTAGCTGCACAATGCCGCTACTGGCCGCGGGCGCGGTCAGTCGAAGGGCAGCTTCTTTCGCATGCGCTCTGCGAGGATCTTGTTCTGTTCCTTGTCCGAGAGCTTGTCCCAATTTTCGGGGCGCCAGCCGCCGGACGATCCACTCGACGTCGCTTGCACAAGAGGCGCAGCCTTCCGACTGCTGGCGGTCTCAGTGCCTTGCCGACCGGTGGCATCCGCCGAAGCTTCCGCGGACTCTGCAGTTGAGGCTACACGGGCCTTGCGCGCCGTCAAGCGCTTTTCAAGGGCGTCGTCATCCGCGTCGTCGAGCTCCTCCTCCGCTTTGAGGCGCAAGCGCTCTTCGGTCGCGAGCAAAATCTCTTCGTCTGTGTAGTTCGCGGCAACGAGCTCGGGGTCCTTGAGCAGCTCGCTATACGTCGCCATGTACTCCGCGACGAGGCGCTCTCGGTCGCGACCGACCTTCTTGGCGAGCAGCGGCGTCTTATCCTTGCTCGCATCGTGCGCGTCGTACATCTGCTTACGCGCCTGCGCGAGCAGATGCGCGTTGCGGGCTTCGGTGTCCCGACGTTCGAGCTCCTGGCGGATGCGATCGGCGTTGTCGTTCGCCTCCTTGATGCGACGCTCGATTTCCTCGTTCTGCGCCTCGGGGCTCGACTTCTTGAGGATGCGCTCGCCGAGCTGGCGCGCGGTCACTCCCCTCTTTTCGAGGTAGTCGAGCGGATCGGCCTCGAGCGCCGAGAGCTGCTGCTGCAGCTGCGCTAGCGCGCGCTTCGTTTCCTCCGATGCCGCTACCTGCGCGCGTAGCTGCGCGGTTTCGGCATCGCGTGCGCGCTCTCTTGCAATGCGCGCCTGCTCGCGGCGAGCGTACTCGGTGACATCCTGTCGGTCCTTCGCCTTCTTGGCTGCTGCTGCGTCCGGAGCTGGCGTCTCGGTTGCGACGACAGGTGGCGCACCGTTCGCCGGCACACGCGGCTCTTTCGCGAGCTTCTCGTCGATTGCGGGGGGCCCTGCCATCACTTCTTCTTTCTCGGCTTGCCGGCCTTCTTGTATGCGGCCGCCACAGCCTGATTGGGCTTGTACCCGGCGCGGATCATCTCGTTGATGTTGCCTTGCACGGTGGCCTTGGACTTTCCAGATTTGAGCGGCATTACTTGTGCTCCATGGTGCTGCAGTTCTTCCCGAGCACGAAGTGGTGCCCGAAACCTTGGTCGCACTCGTAAGCGACGGCGACCGCTTGCAACTCGCCGCGTTCGGCTCGGGCCAATAGCTTACGCAGGGCCTGCGCTATCTCCGGCCATTTCGCTGATTGAATCCGGACGACTTGGCTCACGCCGCCACCGACGGCACTGCGGCTATGGGTGCTGCGGCGGGCGCGCCTCCTGGCTGCATCTGCGTGACGAGCTGCCCGGCTCCCCCTCCGCCTTGCACGGGCGTTCCTGGCGCGCTCGCCATCGTCTGCGGCATGGCCGGCTGCGCGGCCGCAGCGGTCATGTCCTGAAGTGACTGGTAGAAGTCCCGCAGAAGCTGCTGATTCTTTTCGGGGCGCCCCTCGCGCCACGCTTTCACGGTCGCAAGCAGCACTTGCCGCTTGGCCTGCTCGAGGTTCAGGAACGGGATCGGCTCGCGGTACTTGCCGTGCCGCAGCATGTCCGAGATGCACTGTTCGACTGCGTCGTAACTCGCATCCTCGAGACTCTGATTTTCTTTGAGGTCTGGGATTCCCTTGATGAGCCGCTTGCCTTCGTCAGGGGTGAAGAGCCCCGCGGACATGCCGCGTTCGACCTGGGCGATGCGCTCGCTCGGCTCGTCGGCGAGCAGGTTCGTCTCCCACAGCTTCATGCGGTATTCGCCTGGGGGAAGGTCGACCTTCGAGAGCACGACTTTCCGAAATTGCCCCTTCCGGTCCATCGCGAGCGAGCCAAACTCGGGGTTTTCTTCTTTGACGATCGTGCGAGCGAGGTCGAGCCACGCGCGTGCGAGGCGCAGGAAGAGGTGGTGGTAGCGCTTGATCGCGACGCCAGTGCGCCGGTCGGTCACCGCGAGTTCCACCTGCTTGCTTTTGCCGCTCGCCTCGGGGCTCGGCATCGCTCCCTCGGCCTGCGCTTGGGGCACGCCCTCGAGCTCGTGCGCGCGCCGGATGAGCGTCTCTATTTGCGCGTACGTCTCCTGTGGAACGCAGAACGGTGGGACGGTTACCTTCGGCTCCATCGAGGCGTCGCCCGAGTATTCGATGAGCGAGCCCGTCTCGTTATCCCACTTGCCGAAGTTTACCTTCGCGGCGCGGTTCGCGACCACATGCCCCTTGCCGAGAAGGCGAAGGCCCTGCGAGCTCGCGAGCAGTAGCGAGTTGATCTCCGTCTGCGTCGACTCCTGCGTCTCCGCGATGGGGCTGCCGAACATCCCTTGCACCGGCGCCGAGCGAGAATAATCGAAGAACGGAAGCCACTCGTATTTCCACCGCTCGCATTCGAGCGTCGCGTTCTCGATGCACCGCACGTACATGCCGTCCTTCGCGTCGTCGCCAGTCTTGCGGTGCCACATCTCGGTCACGAGCAGCTGGTCGCACACGGGGTCGTAGCCGATGGTCATCGCGCTCGGCTCGTTCGATTGCTTGGCATCGTCTATGGCCCGTAGCTTCGCCTCGTCGCCCTTGTACATCTCCTCGAGAACGGCGCGGTCGATCCACTTGTCGCGGCCGATCTGATGCCCCGGCGCACCCTCGCCGAGGCGCCACTCGTTTTCGTCGTAGAGAAGTTCAATCGGGAAGACACGCTCGCAGCTGACCCGCGCCTTTTTGCCGCTTCCGATGATGGCAAGGTAGAAGAAGCCGCTTCCGAAGATGCCGACGCCATCGAGGCAGACTTGCGGCGCCTTCTGGTAGAGGTCGCTGTCGTAGAATTGGCCTTCGATGAATGCCTCGAGCCCCTCCGCGTCCTCCTGCAGTTCCCAGTCGCCGCCCTCGGTCGCGAAGCTGACCTTCGGGTCGTCCTTGGTGATAGTCGCGACGAGGGAATCGGAAACGGCGCGAATGACGTTTGCTCCGAGGCGTCGGCCGCCGCTTCCGCCGAGCACCGGCCTGGTCGCGCCTTGGGCGAAGCCGTTGGTATTCGTGCCGTACATCCGCATGTGGCGAAGGCTCGCGTCCTTGTGCCATTGCAGCTGCTTTCGCATCAGCTTGGCGACGCGGATCACATCGATGTGCCGCTCGGTTGCGGGCACGCCCTCGCGCCACCAGCGGCGGTCTTTGATGGTCTGCTCGTTACTCACTTGCCGTAGTCCGTTTCGATGAACTGGGCGCAGCTCGGCGATTGCGCGTCTTTGCCGGCGTCGTGCGGCGCCGCATTGGGGCAGGTTATATCGACGTTGCGTATCGGTTCGTCGGGAATGCCACCGCACGCGGCAATCACCATGAGCAGCAGAGCGGGCCTCTTCACGACTCGAAACCCTCGGTGTGCGCGAAGGTCAATCGGTCCGCCGCAGCCTGCTCCTCCACGCGCTTTCGCGCGGCCTGCTTCTCGCGGAAGGCTTTCACCGCGAGCGCGTTCGCTTCCGGGTTTGGATCGAACTTCGGCTCTTCTTGGGCAACGGGCGGCGGCTCCCAATGCGGGTCGAGTCGGATTCCGTACGCCTCGAGCACGCCGCACGCGCGCATCCTCGCGGACATCCATTCGAGATAGTCCTGGCGAAGGCTGCACACGGGGCACTCGGTCTCTGGTGGGCCGGCCGGGATTGTATCCTTCACGGCTTGATTTCCTTTGCCACCGCTTCGGCGGACAACATGAGCTCGAGCATCGCGAGCTCGGTCTTCTTCGCTTCGAACGTCGCGAGCTCGATGCGTAGCGTTTCGATGCGCGCCTTTACCTGCGCGAGAATGCTCGTGGCCGTGACAGTCGCTGGAGACGGAGCAGCAGTGACCGGGGGTTCTCGGGGGGGATTGACGGCCTCCGCTGCTGCGTCTTCAATGACCGTCTCCTTGGTCGCGCGGTCCTGCTCAACTGCGCGGAGCACAGCGACAAGATTCGACGGGTCGCCCTTCGGTGCTCCGTTGATGCGTAGGCCGTACTTGCCGCTTACGGGCATTGTCGAGCCTCATGCATAGGGGTCCGCCGCCTCATCCTTGCGATTCTGCCATTGTTTGTGCATGGAGGCGAGTAGTCGCTGTTGTTCCGCAGCGTAATAGGCCGGCGTACCGACCTCCGGCGGAACCTCGGTCACCACGGGATCGATGAAGCATTTGTGGAGCGCCAGCGTCACCGAAGGCGCGTAGTCTGCGTGCCGCCCGTCACTCGTCTCTGGCAGATGGACGGTGAATCCGCCGGCCGTAGTCTGCCGCTGCGTGACCGCCAAGAGGTCCGCGCGCATCTGCAGGTTTCGGGGCAGCTCGATTTCGTCATCCGAGAGTTTCATTTGCAAGTCCTCGTACCGCGCGAGCCGCGCCTCGCCGGTCTCACCATGGACCCACACCGATAGGTCAATCCCAGGCTCCTCCGCGATGGCCTGCAGGCCGTATTTTTCATACTGGTCGGTATACACGCCGTCGATGCTGTAAAGGCGGCAGAGCGGGGCAATCTCACGCAGGATGCGTCGCGGATCGTTCGGATGGGCGTCGGTCCCTCGCCACTCGCGCGCGAGAACTACAGAGCGCTTGACCCGTCCGTTCACGAGTCGCTTGCCGGCAATCACGAACGTCCATGGGTTGCGGACGAACCCGGGGTCCATCGCTGCCACGTAGGAGACTCCGGCCTCGGCCTGGACGTCGCCCTCGTGCTTTCGCGTTGCGCGCTCGAGCAGCGTGGCCGAAAACATCGATTGGTCGGTGTCCTGCGTTGGCTCCGCGCCATATTCCCTTCGCCATCGTCTCTCGTCCCTTTCGAGCTCGCGCGTGCGCGCCTCGGTGACAGTTGGATTTGCGACCCACGTTGGTGCCCATCCAACGAGCTGCGCATCGGTGTTGCCCCTCGACCACGCCTCGTAGAAGTGTCCGAGGATGCCCATCGGGCTCGAGAATATCCGCCCCCTGGCACTCGGATGCGTGACGGTCATCGCGCGGATGGAGGTGAGCACTTCGCTCGTCGGGTCCGCGCCTTCGCTCGACCACTTGGCGCATTCGTCCGCCGTCCAGCCGATGCAGCGCCATCCGGAGACGGCGCCCACGCGGCATGCCAGAACCTTGATGCCGCGCGGAAGCCGACCGAGCTCGATGGTGTCGCCGGCGCGCTCGAATGGAACCGACAGGACGCGGAGATACTGCTCAAGCACGCCCAGCGTCTTGCTCGCTTCGTCGCGATTCTCCGCGACGTGCGTGTAGTAGTGCCGCTCACCGGGGGGGATGTCGAAAGCGCCGAAGAGTGTCTCGGCAATTGCCATCTTCGTCGACGTACGCGATTTGTCTCCGCCTCGGCCCACGCACTCCACGAGCGTCCTCGCGCTCTGGTGGCCATAGAATCGTGCGGCCTCGCCCTTCCAGTACGAGGACAACGCGGGCACGTTGCCGGCGGCCAGCTTCGCGTCGAGCGCGAGCAACGCTGCGTTGACGTCGATGGGCGCGGACTGCGAGTGCGGCGGCGCGCGCAAGGGCAGGGATGCGAGGTCCCGCTCTCGCTCGGCTCGTGCCCCAACGCGGTTCACGGCTGCGCGGAGATTTGCTTGAGTGAGCGTTCGATGCCTTCGTCGGTCTGCACCGTATCGCCGCGCACCGACCAACTGGAGAGGTTCTCGGGCCGCACGCAATACACTTGGCACTCGAGGTGGCTCTTGCGGCGTCGCTCGTTCCAAATCCGGACGATGCCCACCTCGGACATTTCGACGTGCCATTCGCCCATGCGCGAGGACAGGTGATCGTAGACCTCAATCGAACCGGAGAAGCCTTGCACGCGGATTGTGTGATTGAAGTAGACCGATTCAATGATTCGCGTGGGCTTGCTCATGACGGCTCGTCTTTGTCATAGGGAAATGCACCTGGATGGCGCGTTAGCCACAGGCGCTTGGCGTTGGGTATGGGCGCGTTCCACGAGCTCGGCATGGCCCAGCGTCCACGCTGCCAACTCCCGCGCCGACACAGCTCGTCACTCCCGCGCCGACACAGCTCGTCGAGCTTCGCATCCAGCTGCCGTTGGTGTGTCCGCCGCTCGAATGTTCGCCCAGCGATGAACGCAAAAGCCACCGCTAATGCCACAAGGATTGCCGTCACTGCAGCACCGCCCTTTCGTGCCCGTTGGGCTTCACGATGCGCGGAGCGGCTTCTGGTCTCGGCATCGGCAGAACGCACACCGCGAGCTCGAATGGAATCAGCATGAATTGGTGACCCTTGTGGTCGAGGCAGATGACCTCTGGCTGCTTGAAGATCATGAGCAGTCGGTCCCATTGTCTGACTCCAACGACGTCGGGGCCGACCGAGATCGCGACCCAGCAAGGCATTTGTGCGGAGTCTGGGATGATGACTCCGGCCGCGGTCGTGCTCTTGCCAGCGTCGACCCGCATGCAAACGATGTATCGCCCGATCGCGCGGAGGCCCTCCCACTCGTAGTCGATGTGGCCGGCCTGCAGCGCAGCGAGGCTCGGCATCGGGGTCTGCTCGATTTCGACTAGCTTGCTGTCGGTCTTCGGTTTCGGTGCGCTCAAGAGATTTCCTCCATGGTCAACGGCTCGTATCGTCCGAAGTCGCGCGCACGAACTCGCAGATGCTTGCCAGGCCGATGCGTCAGGCGCAAGCCGGTCCGCGGCGGGTCAAGCAGAGTTTGCAGCAGCGCCGAAGCGATGCCATTGCGACGCGCCGGTTGCCGGACGTAGCAGTAGTGCAGGACCCCGGGTCCTCCGCACGCCCAGCCGAGCACGACGTCCGGCGCCTGGTCGAGCGTCGCCACGAGCACCGGCTGCGCCATCGTCAAGCGCTCAGCGCACCTAAGCGTCCACGCTTTTGCGCCCATGCCGTAGCTCGGCGCGTACGGCGGGCGAAATGGCAGGTAGCTGCGTACCCACGAGTCCAGCACGAATGGGCGTTCAGCCGCGGTCATCTGCGTGATGCGCAGTTGGCCCGTTGCCGGCGGCGACGCGTCGTGCGCCTCGCCAAGCGTGGCGATGTCGATCGCCGCGCTCACAGGCTACTTTTTGCCCATCGAGTGATCGGCATGCTCTCGCGCGAGGTGGTCGTGCGAGCCCTTGTTGCCGCTCGCCGCGCGCGTCACACCCTCGATGTGACGGGCATGCACGTAGCTGCCCTTCATTTCGACGGCCGCCGTACCCGTACCCGGCTCGATGCCGTGAGTCCCCTCGCGGTGACTGCCGCGCATCTGTTTCGCGCCCACGCCCTTGTTTTGAACCGTTGTGACCTTGGACATACGGCAGAGCGTGTCACTTTTCTGACTCGTCCGCAACCTTCTCGGGCAGAGCCCGTATCGCGAGCCGCCGCCTGCATTCCGCCTCCAGGGCCTCTCGGTTCTGGCTCAGGTACTCAAGAGCCTTCTCGGGGCCGCCAAGCCATGTGATGACCCGCGCGGGCGTCGAGTTCTCCTCGGCCCACCGGCAATGCTCGAGCAGCCGCGTCGCCGCCGAGACGACGATGCCAGGAGCCGCACGATTACCTCGCCCCATCGCGATGTGCATCGCCGACCAGATCGCATCAAGGGCGACCGAGCCGAGCGCAGAAGTTTCCGACGGGCGCTCCGGAATGACCACGGGAGCAGGCTGCCGCCTCGGTTTCCTTGGCCTTCTCGGCCTTCGCCCTCTCCCTCCCCTACCCCTCCCTCTCCCGTCGTTTGTATTGCCTACATCGGTACGGTCTTGACGCGTCATTCCGTCCCGTGCTCTCCCATATATGCCTTCTCGCTCTCGAGTCTGGTACCGCCCGGACTTCGCAGGACGAGCCCCACAGCTGACATTATCCGTCCGCCAATTCCCGGAAGATCGGCAGATGGACGACTTTCCGGCAGACGATCTCTTCGATCTGTCGCACGCGCTCGCGGACCAAATTCATTGCGGCGCCGACGAGCTCGAGCGAGGCGGGGCCTCGGTCTGCGATGTCCAGGACACACGAGCGGCGCGGGTGCATCTCGGCGGGCTCGATGTCCGGGAAGTTTATTTTGAGCCCGGCACCCTCCCGGCTGTGAATGACGTCGAGATAGAGGTTCCAGCGGCAGAAAATGTGCGGACACGGGCGAGCCACGAGCGCACACTCGCCGCGCGTCGCCGGGATCTCCGTCCGCGGATGCTCGCGCAGCCAGGCGACGAGCGCATAACGCCGAAGCGTCTTTGGGCGCACGGGATGGACGCGGGCGCGACGAGCCGCTTCCCATTCGGGGTGCGAGGCCCGCCAAGCCTTTTGACGCGGGCCGTTCACGGCGCCAGCTCGATTCGCACGCGCACCGCGTAGGTGCCGCGAGGCCCCTTCTCTTGTTCGTAGCGCCACATAACCCAGGGGCCCCCGTCGTCGACGCCCAACGCGTCCGATACCCCATCTCGCACAGCCTTGAAGCTCGCCTGTAACCCATCGCCGTCGAGCGTGCCGGCGCCGATGCGCGTCAGGTGCACGACGGCGGGAACGAGGCCCGCGCGAGTGAAGCCGGCCGAGTGAATCGCGGCGAGCGTCAGGACGTACGTCGTTCGCCGCTGCTTGGCGCGCTCTTGCGTGCTGATGATGGCGGCGAGGCGACTGTTACCGATGCGCGAGGCGTTCAGCGGGTTTCGCGTTCGGATGGGAAGCATCAGCGCCACGTGCGGGAGCTCGCCACCGACGCCGACTGAAAGGGCAGATAGGGCGGTTTGCGTCATGGTTTCGCCTGACATTGCCAGCATCGCCCGACGCCAGCGACGAGCATCCGCGAGCAGCCGCCGGAACATGGGTGAAGACGTTTGAAAATCCACGCCTCGTCGCGTTCGTCGGTGTTCATCAGCGAGAGCGGCATTCCGTGCTGCGCGACGTCCATGCATCGGCACGTCATGCCCACGCGCGCGCATCCGGTCTCGTGGGACGCTAGAAACTCTTTCTCATCTTTGCTCGCGACGTGCGGGGCGTTGTTCGTTTTCTCCTGTTCGGTCGGAGGAAATCGACGCTGAAGCTCCTGCTGGAATCGCCAACACCGTTCCTCTTCCGAGTGCCTTTGGCACAGGGCGCCGAAATAGCGACTCGCGACCCATTCGCGAACGCGGTTTACGGTCCGCGGCTTTTTGCCCTGTTGTTCGTCCTGCTCGGCCAGTCGAAAGCATTCAGAGCAACGCTGCGCGGGGGTCTCGTGCTGCGTCCAGCTTTCGCCCGTTCGATGTTGGAAGGTTGGATCGAACGCTCGGAGGGGATCACCCATGGCCGTTTTCCTTTCCCATCTCCAGCATCCGGCGCTTGAACGCCTCGTCGGCCAGCGCCTTGCCTTTGGCGTTCGCACGATCGTCCTCGGGCAGCACCAGCGGTGCTACCGGGCGGCCCGCCACCATGCGCGTCGCGCTCTGGCGAGGCCTGCGCAGCCAGTTACGCCAAGCGGCCGACCAGTTCTTTTTGCTCGCGACCTGCCCGGTTGCCGACCAAGCCCAATCCCGAAACGCCGGCCACTCTGAATGCGCCGTGTCGATGTTCCAACGGCGAGTGAACTCGGCCAGCTCGGCCTCACCCTCCGGCATGCGACCCCCGCGCGACCCCTCTTTTGGGGTCGTTTTTGGGGTCGGTAAGAGGGTCAAAAGGGTCGTTTTGGGGTCGCGCGGGGTCGGCGCCGCGGCAGCGATCTCATTATCTCCGATCTTCTCTTCTCTTGTATCATGCTCTTTTTGCTGCTCTTTTTCTTCTCTGACAAACGGAGAGAGCACGAGAGAACCAGCGACCCCTGCTGCGGGGTCGTTTTGGGTCGTTTTGGGGTCGTTTTGGGGTCGCGCGGGGTCGCGCGGGGTCGCGCCGTTGGCCTTCCGACGTTCCCTCTTGAGGCGACACTTCTCGGCGTTGGAGAGCTTGCGAGGGGTTGTCGGATCGATCCCAGCAATCTCGAGAATTCGAGCGACAAGCTCAAGGGCCTCTTTGGCCAGGGCGATCCGGTCCCCGTCGAGACTCACGATGCGTCCCGCGCTTCGGCCAAGGCCGCCAGAACAGCGTGAAGTGGGTACTGGCGTCCGGGCCCCTGCCCGCGGTACGCGACCGGCTTGCCGGCCATGTAGAGCCGATTTCGGATGCGGTTGGCTTGCGTCTTCGACACACCCAAGAGCTCGGCCAGCTCGGCGAGCGTCACCCAATCGGACGCGGGCGCGACAGACGTTGCGTTCACGGCCGCGCCTCGAGGGCAGGGAGAGAGGTCGGAACGGTTTCGACGTTGGCGCCGCTATCAAGAGCGCCCCCACGTCCGGCCTCTATCGCTACCCTCGTATGCGCGTCGAATCGCATGGCGCCGACTGCAACAGAACAACGGCGGCGAGTCAACGGTCGCGTTTGCTCCCACCGTAGAATTATCGCACCCGCCCGCATGGGTCAGGATTGACCCCGATGGGAGAAGCATCGCCCCGAGTACCGCGCGACCTTGCCGCACGGGCGGCCGTCGGCTTTAAGGTCGGGGCATCGGTAGAGCGTCGGTTCGAGTGGGCCCCCGCGCCGATGGCCAGCGCAGCCTTTCGAGTTCGCGCGCAAGCGAAAATTGTGCGCCATCATCGGCGCCCGATGGCCACACATGCACTCGACGAGCACACGTTCATCGCTTCGGCCGAAGTCGCGTGGCAAGAGCTCTACGACCGTCAGCGGGCCCGAGGTGTCGCCGATCTTGAGCGGCGCGTGGACGCGTCGGCCGGTCCCAAGGGGCATTGTACCGGTTGCCTGGCGTGCGGCCCGATGCGCGCCGTTTGCGCCCCGGGAAAGCGACGCGTCGACGAGCTCGCGCCGTCGGGCCTCGAGCGCTCTTTTCCAGAGCGGTTCGATCACGGCGCGGCCTTTCTGGTGGCCGGATGCATGGCGCGCCACATCGACCGCGCCACGGCTTCGGCGAGCGGGGGCGGCATCGCCTGCCCGAGCTGCGACCACCTTGAGACCTTGGTCTTGCCGCTGAAGACCCAGCCGGGGGGAAACCCCTGCAGGATGGCGGCCGCCTTTTCGGAGAGCTTGATGGCGTTCGGGCCGCTCAGTCGCGATTGCTTGTGTTCTCCTGGTGGCGCGATCCGACCGTTTGGGTCCGAGTGAACGGTAGTGCACGGCCGATCCCATGGCCACTCGAGCAGTCGCGACGGTCGATGATTGGGGCCGTCGAAGACGATGTTGCCATCGCCGCCTGTGTCTTTCGTCGTCACGACGTGCGCGACCTCGTCGAGATGCGTCGCCCGCGGGCCTTTGCCGGTCTTGGTTTGCTGGCGCCATCGAAGCCGAACGGGCGAGCCCATGTCCGCCGGCGAGAGATGCGACAACGCTTGCCTGCATGTGACCCATGGCTTTCGCGGCGCCGTGATTCCCGGCAAGGTAGCGCCGCAAGCATCGGGCGCCGCGTGCGTTCGCTCGGGCCACTCAATGCAGCTAAAGCCGCGCGAATGACCAAACCAGAAGGGCCTGATGCGATGTTGGGGGACGCCGTAGTCGGCCGCGTCGAGGCGAGCAAAATCGATGCAATACCCCGCCGCTTTCGAGAGGCCTCCGATCTCGCGCTGCACAATCGGCCAATTCGGACCATCGTCGAGGCCAGGCACGTTCGCGAGCAGCCAGAATCGAGGATGCAAAATCGCGATGATTTCGACCGTAACGGCGAGCATGTCGCGGTCGTCGGCTTGCCCTTGGCGCTTCCCGGCGCGTGACCACGGTGTGCACGGCGGATCGGCCACGAAGAGGTCGACGGTTCCTGGCGACCACCCTTCTTTGACCATTCGCAAGAGGTCGCGCGCGTCCAGCTGGATCGGTCGGTGCCCGAGATTCGCCGCGTACGAATTGCACGCGTCGTCGTCGCGGTCGAAGGCGAGATCGGGTTGCAGGCCAGCGCGGCGGAGACCTTCGGCCATCCCGCCCGAGCAACAGAAGACTTCGAGGATCATTTTGGCGCGGGCTCGACTTTCGCCGGGCGATTCGCGGTGAGGCCAGACGTACGGCGAGCGCGGCCCAAGACGGCGATGCAGTCCCTGGCGATCAAACGCTCTCGGTAGCCGGGGACGAATGGCAGGCGCCTGCTCGTCGGCGTACCCTCGGCGTTCCGCTCATACCCTGGGTAGCGAAAGCCCGTGATGAAGATTTCGCCGACGCGAACGACGAAGCCGCGCGCCGCCTTCTTGCTGGCAAGTCGCGCCTTCAGCTTGGCCATGCGCCCGAGGCTAGCGCGGCTCCCATTGCCACGCAATGGCCACGTGCTACGATGCATCGACATGGCGACAAAATACAACGTCCACGTGCGGCTCACGCAGGAGGAGCTGCGCGAAGTGCAGCTCGCAGCGGCAATAGATAGGCGCAGTATCGCTGCGTGGGCCGCGCAAACGCTGGCCGTCGCAGCGAAAAAGCGGATTGCGAAAAAACCGTCTCCAGCCGCTTGACTTGGCCAAACATTGGCCATAAGGTCTAGACAGAAGGGCGGGCTACCATGACGATGATCCCCCAAACCTGCTCCGGAGAATGCCCTTGTGACTGCCCCTGCACCTGCGCCGCGCGCGGCTTCGCAGAGGGTCGCCACAGCTTGTTTTGCGCGCAAAACCCGAAAAATGCCGTCGTGCGCCGAGCTCGCACCGCGCGCCGTGGGAAGCCCTGCTCACGATGCGGCGGCACGGGTTTTTTGCCGCAGTACGCGCACAACGGCGGACGCTGCTACAAATGCGGAGGCTCGCCATTATGACCGCTCAAACCTGCTCCGGAGAATGCAGCATGCTCGACGTCGCCCCGGGCATCCACTACGAGATTCCCGCCGACGTCTATCACCGCAAGGTCAAGGGGTTGGTCAGCAAGGGCGCGCTCGACAGGTTCGCCCACGCGCCCGCCTCGTACCTGCACTGGTTGAGCGAAGAAGAGCGAGAGACGCCGGCGCTCATGTTCGGCCGAGCGTTTCACTGCGCCGTCTTGGAGCCCGACGAGTTCACCCGCCTTTGGGCCGTTGAGCCCGAATTCGGCGACTGTCGCAAGACCGAAAACAAAAAGCGCCGTGACGCGTGGCGTGCCGAGAACGCCAGCAAAGGCCACGTCTCGGCCGAGGATTGGGCGAGGGCCCTCGGGATGGCGGCCTCGCTTCGCCGACACGCGGTCATCGGGTCGTTACTGGCGCGCGGCCGCGCCGAGGTCACCGCACGCTGGCGAGACTCCGAGACGGGGCTGCAGGCAAAAGCGCGCGCCGACATTCACGCCGCCGAATGGCAGTCCATTCTTGACCTGAAAACGACCGAGGATGCCCGCGCAGCGGCCTTCTCTCGCTCGTGCGAGCAGTACCGATACGACGGACAGGAGGCGCACTACGTGCGCGGCTTCGGTGCTCTTGATGCCCCAGTCGAGCATTTCGTTTTTGGAGTTTGCGAGAAAGACCCGCCGTACCTGTGCGCGGCCTACACGCTACATGCCGAGAGCGTGATGGAGGCCGATGCAATCAATCGCTCGCTCATGCGCCGGATGGCCGATTGCCTCGCGTCGGATTCGTGGCCTGGCTTGCAGGCCGAAATGCTGGAATTGCGCCTGAGAAAATGGCGTTTGGAGAACAAATGACGAATGCCGAGAAACCTGAAGACAAGCCCGCGGCGCTCGCAACGAAAGTGCCGGCGCCCCCCATCGAGACGGACAACGAAGATCCGTCGAGGGCGCTGAACGCCTTTGCGAGTGCCGCCAATTTCTCGACGGCGCAGCGCATCGCTCACGCGCTCTCGCAATCGACGCTCGTCCCGAAGGAGTACCAGAACAACCTTCCGAACGTGCTGATCGCCATGGAGATCGCCTCGCGCATCGGCGCCAGCGTTTTCATGGTGATGCAACATCTCGACATCATCCATGGGCGCCCAAGCTGGCGCGCTATGTTTCTCATCGCGACCGTGAATGCTTCGCAGCGCTTCACGCCGCTGCGCTTTCGGTGGGAGGGTAAGCGCGGCGAAGACACGTGGGGATGCCGCGCGGTCGCGAAAGACCGCGAAAGCGGGGAAGAGTGCGTAGGCGCGCTCGTCTCATGGGCGATGGTCAACGCGGAGGGGTGGTCCACCAAGAGCGGCTCCAAGTGGATGACGATGCCAGAGCAAATGTTCCTGTATCGCGCGGCCGCGTTTTGGACGCGCGTTTACTCGCCCGAGCTCTCGCTTGGAATGCAGACGAGCGAAGAGACCGTCGACGCGTTGCCTCCTCTCGAAATCGCGCCAGTGCGAAGCCTAGAAGAGAAGATCGCGGCCTCCAAATTGGAACCGACGCCAGAGCCCGAGAAGCCAAAGCCGGGGCTTTCAAAGGCCAAGGCGCGCGTGGCGGATGCCGAGCTGAAGGCGAAGGCCGACGCAGCCAAGGCAGAAGTGAAACCGGGCGACGCTCTCTTTGGCGCCGAGCAGGGCGGACGCGCGCCGATCGATCCCGTGCCCGATATCGGCAAGCCCAAGCCCGAGACCGGGACGCGTCGACGAACCGCGCCCGCCGGCGCCGCCGAGGCCTGCATGATCTGCAAAAAGACCATCGTCGGGCACTTCGTCGAGACGACGAGCCCGGACGGCGAAGTGGGTCGCCGTCACCACGCATGCGCTTGGCCGAAAGGCGACGATGGCGGAGCGGACGATCCAGATCAGGGGCCGTGATATTCACAACAAAAGGAGACCGACCAATGACCAAGCAAAAAAAGGTTCCATGGCAGTGCAGACAGGGCGATGTGTTTCTCGAGCGCATCGCGGCGCCGCCCAAGACCGGCAAGCCGATCCCGCGCGAGAGCGGGCGGATCGTTCTCGCACACGGCGAGGCTACAGGCCACGCTCATGTTATTGAGCACCGCAAGGCGCGCCTACTCGACATCGACCGCGAGGACCATACGGCGGTCGGCGACGAGGTATGGGCGAACGTCATCGGAATCCTGCGGGCGAACGGACAGAAGCTCACGCTCAAGCACGACTGCCCAGGACAGGCGAAACCAGACCATGACACGATCCCGCTGCCGCCTGGAGACTACGCGGTCATCACGCAGCTGCAATACACGCCCGAAGCAATCATCCCAGTTGCGGATTGAGTGGTAGTCATGACCAATCGCATTGACAGCCTGACGCCGGAGCAGTCGACCCGCATGTCGGAGTGGGCGAAGAAATGGATCGACATTGGGCTACAGATCGCGCCAGCGGAGCGGCCCACATTCGAGAAGCATGCGCGCGCGTGTTACGCGCTATCTGGCCTGCCAGAACCAACGATTGCGTGGGCCAACTCACCACTGGTCACAGTGCTGGCAGGGCCAATTGCTGCGCTGATCCTCAAACGTGGGCCGCTCTACGTCGAGGCCATTCGGCGCGCACTTGCGCGCATTCCCGGCGAAACTCAGGACGAGACCATTCGTGTCGTTCGCGAAGCTATCTCCGCCGCCCAAGTCCGCGCCCAAGTCCGCGCCCAAGTCGCCGCCCAAGTCAGCGACCAAGTCCACGCCCAAGTCGGCGCCCAAGTCCGCGACCAAGTCGCCGCCCAAGTCGGCGACCAAGTCGCCGCCCAAGTCGGCGACCAAGTCGCCGCCCAAGTCGGCGACCAAGTCGACGCCCAAGTCGGCGCCCAAGTCGCCGCCCAAGTCCACGCCCAAGTCCGCGACCAAGTCGCCGCCCAAGTCCGCGACCAAGTCGCCGCCCAAGTCGGCGACCAAGTCGACGCCCAAGTCGGCGCCCAAGTCGCCGCCCAAGTCCACGCCCAAGTCCGCGACCAAGTCGGCACCCAAGTCAGCGACCAAGTCAGCGACCAAGTCCACGCCCAAGTCGACGCCCAAGTCCGCGACCAAGTCGCCGCCCAAGTCGCCGCCCAAGTCGGCGCCCAAGTCGGCACCCAAGTCCGCGACCAAGTCCGCGACCAAGTCGCCGCCCAAGTCGCCGCCCAAGTCCGCGACCAAGTCGCCGCCCAAGTCGGCGACCAAGTCGACGCCCAAGTCGGCGCCCAAGTCGGCGACCAAGTCCACGCCCAAGTCCGCGACCAAGTCGCCGCCCAAGTCAGCGACCAAGTCGCCGCCCAAGTCGGCACCCAAGTCGCCGCCCAAGTCGGCGCCCAAGTCGGCACCCAAGTCAGCGACCAAGTCAGCGACAAAGTCCACGCCCA